AGCTATGGTGCTTATATTTCTGCAACTCCTGATAACTCTGCGTTAATTATATCTTCGCCTGGATATGTTAATTCGTCACTTGGACAGGGTGTTAATGTCGATGTTGGTCGCGTGTACTACTATAGTCAAAGTCTAGTCCGAAATTCTAATAATGAAATCGTAACAGAACTTGCATCTATTAATAGTTGGGAATTAAATGATTCTGGAAAAATTTATTCCGATTCTGCGATTCCGGCAAATTTCGGAGCAAAGGTACTATATGAATCAAACGATGGATTGTTTATTACAAGTGCGCCAAATGCAAGTAATGTTAAACTTCAAGTAAACACATCAGAACATGTGGCGCACGGTGTTGGCAATATAGCAGGTAACGGACAAAATTACTGTGGCCTTGTAAAGATTACAAACATCAATACAATTACAAATTTCCAACAAACACTACAGATTTTTGGTAGTCCTAACGCAACTAGCGGCAGTTTGTTTGGCCAAGCAATGGCTGTGCAAAAACAAGCCGGTAGTAAAATTCTATTAGTAGGTGCTCCCGGAGAAACCGCAGGTCGAGTATATCAGTATACACTATCGGGTACAACTGCAACAAATGTGAACATTACAGCAACAAACGCTTCTTCGTTATACATTACTACGTCTACTTCAAATGCCCAGTTTGGTTATTCAATATCTGAGTTTGGTGTTACAACAGGCACTGGTGCTGTTTCATATGTCGCAATTGGCGCTCCTGGTGCAGGAACAGTATCAATATACACATTAACAAATACTACCTTACATTTAACACAACTGATCACAACATCTGCTATCGGATTAGATCAATCCTACGGATTAGGTAAAAAAGTTGTTATGTCTGCAGATGCTAAATTCTTGTTTACATCTCTACCAGACTATCAATCTGGGAATACTAAAGGTGCTGTTATTGTTTCAACATTGACTAATACTGGTTATGTGGTTAATCAAGTTATTCAATCACCGAGTCAAATAAGTGGTTTATTATTCGGTTATGATTTTGCTGTAAGTGCTGAAAGTAATACTCTAGTAATATCAGCGTTCGGTAATGCATTTACAAGGAATACATCGTTTGACAAGTATTCAACAAGACTAGATGCAACATCAACAACCCCTTACACATTAGATCCGACAAGTTCTCAAAGAACTAATATACCATCGTGGGATTCCGGGGCGACTACATTTGTTTCAGTTACAACATCATCCGGGTCTGCATACGTTTATAACCAATACGATAATTATTTTGCATACGGACAACAAATAGAGTCAACACAATTATTGTCTAGTAGTGGATTTGGTAATAATGTAGCGATAACATCAAACCAAATTATTATCGGCGCACCAACAAGCAAAATTGATGATATTGCGACAGGTCAAGTTGTAGTGTTCGCTGGAAAAGATGGAACCACAGAAGTATGGAAAACAATTCGTACAGAAAATGATTTGGTTGATCTTGATAAAATTAATAGAATAATTACGATTAACGATTTTAGTGAAGAAATTCTTGACTATATAGAATACATTGATCCAATCAAAGGAAATATCCCCGGACAAGCAGATCAAGAGTTGCGATTTAAATCGTTGTTTGATCCTGCGGTTTACAGCATTGGCGTAACTGGCGTTGTAGTTGATACAAATATTAACTGGATCGACGAGCATGTAGGTGAACTATGGTGGGATCTAAGTGCGGTCAAGTATATGTGGTATGAGCAAGGCGATGCTGAATACAGAAGAAACAACTGGGGAGGTGTATTCCCAGGAAGTACATTTGATGTATACGAATGGGTAGGAAGTGAATACTTACCTAGCCAATGGAGTGCGTTAGCAGATACTGCCGAAGGTCTTGCACAAGGAATAAGCGGACAACCTAAATACGCAGATAACTCAGTAATGAGTGTCAAGCAAGTATACAATGCTGTTTCAAGCTCATTTACAAACATTTATTATTTCTGGGTCAAGAACAAAACAGTTGTTCCGTCAGCAACAAATAGAAGAATGAGTGCGTTTGAAGTTGCTAGTTTAATCAGCAATCCACAGGCACAAGGTCTTCAATATGCTATGGTTGTTAGTCCTAATGCGCTGGCACTAGTAAATTATAAAAATTCTTTAGTGTCTGACAATATTCATCTTTCGATAGAGATGGATACAATTTCTAACCCTACTAAGATCCATACAGAATGGTTATTAGTGGAAGAAGGTAATCCAGAAAGCATGCCTAATGCTATGCTAGAGCAAAAACTAATTGACAGTATATTAGGTCATGATGTTTTAGGTAATGCAGTTCCAGATCCTTCACTACCAAGTCGCTTGCAATTTGGAGTTAGTATACGTCCTCGTCAAAGTATGTTTGTTAACAGATACGAAGCGATACGAAATATCTTCGAATATGCTAACACTATATTAGAAAAAACTCTAATAAAAGGATTACGTAGTTTTGATAATCTAAATGCAATGGAAGAAATTCCAGCAACAAATTTAGGCTTATATGATACTACAGTTCCCGACGTTGCTACATTAGATTTTATTGTAACTAAATTCTTTGTACAGGCAGTAGTTGATCTTGTCATTGATTCCAACGGACATATTGATCACGTTAACATTTTAAACTCTGGATTTGGTTATAACGCAGATAATGCACCGTATCTTGATATTACTGGTGATGGATCTGGCGCAAGAATAAGAACTGTAATAAATTCACAAGGTCAAATTTCGGGGTTTGATATTATTAATTCGGGCGATGGATACACAACTGCTTCTGCAGATGTAAGACCGTATTCAATTGTCGTCGAATCAGATAAAAACAGTAACGGAAATTGGGCGATATACCATTGGAATGGCCCTCGTCAAGTTTGGGATAAAATTAAAACTCAAACGTACAGCACACCGTACTATTGGGATCCGATCGATTGGTATGCCCCGTCATATAATGCACTACAGCCAACAGTAACAACAGTTGATAGTACATACGAATTAGATATTTTAAAAACGCTACCAGAGGGCAACTATGTTAAAGTTAGAAATGGCGGTGATGGTCGTTATTTAATTTTAAGAAGAACTGCGGCAAACAACTTAGTTGGCACATTTGATGCTGATTGGGATCTAATGGTGAGCGAAAAAGGAACCATTCAGATCAATAATAGATTGTGGAATACAAATAATTCTGTATATGCTTTCGATGAGATTTCATCGTGGGATCAAACAGAATTTGACCAAACTCCAGGTACTGAATTATTTTATATTATCGAAGCATTGAGAAAAGATATTTTCATATCTGATTTAAAAATACATTGGAACACACTTTTCTTCAAGGCAGTTAAGTATGCGTTTAGCGAGCAGAAGAATTTAGACTGGGCCTTTAAAACCGCGTTTATTGGCGTAACCAATCATGCCGGACAATTAGATCAACGTCCGACATATAAACTACAAGACAGTAGTTACTATGAATCTTATGTTAACGAAGTTAAACCATACCACACTAAAATTCGTAACTTTACTGTAAATTATACTGCAACTGACTACAGCAGTACATTAGTCACAGACTTTGACTTGCCTAGCTATTGGGATCAAAATCAACAACGATTCCGTACAGTTGGATTTGGTAACGGAGAACTTTTAGTCGCTCCTTGGAATAATTGGTTCACGAACTATACCTACGGTGTAGGTAGTATAATAATAACCAGTGGCGGTTCTGGATATCAATTTGCACCAGCAGTACAAATTATTCCGGCACCGGGAGATTTGGGTACTGGCGCAACAGCCGATGCTTATATTTCTAGTGGCAAAGTTTACAAAATTATTGTAACTAATCCTGGACAAGGTTATGCTTCAACACCGACGATTATAATTACCGGTGGTGGTGGTCCAAATGTTGTAGTAGCTACAGCATATCCGCAGTTGACAAATAATAAGATTCGTTCAACTAAAGTAACAATGAAATTTGACCGTGTTGGATTTGGTAGAGAAATTGGCAGTAAATATTTTACAGATAATTATACAGGTGATGGCAGTAATTACAGATTTCCATTAACATGGGTACCAACTCGAGACAAGGGACTGATTACTTTAACTATCAATGGCATATTACAGTTATCAGATTCTTATAATATCAAACTTTCAGAAAGTCCTTTTGTAACTAACACAGGAACTTCTTATAGTATGATTGGAGTAACTGGTCGTTCGACTACATATACTCGAGAAGACATAACATATAAAAAACAATTTGCAGTTTTAGAATTGACGGCTGTTCCTGCAATCCAGTCTAAGATAGAAATAACATATCCAAAAGATATTAGTTTGTTTACAGCAGTTGATCGTATTCAAGATTATTATTCTCCACTATCGGGAATGCCTGGTGCAAATCAGTTAGGACAGTTAATGGTCGGGTACGACTACCCAGCTGTTAAAGTTGATACATTACCCTACGGCTTTTCGGGAGGATTTGGTGTACTGCCTTACTGGACAACTGCTTGGGATAATTATGCACCTAGTGAAAATTACGGAGTTGTTTTAAATCCTCAAAATATTACAAATAATGATACAACATTATTAACAGTTGAACTTCAATCTGCTAATGCAGAAAAAACAAGTTTAGATGGACAAATAGCATATCTTAATAATACATTAGGTAGTGTCCCTCAGTTTATATACACTCCAACACCGTTTGGAATCCAACAAGTTCCAAATCCTTTCTATTATTCCTTGATATCACAGCTACAGTCTGTACAATCTCAACTAGGTTCAATAATCGGTCAAATTGCAGATTTAAACGCCTTATTAAGCCAGTTAACTAACGGTAATGTGGCAGTAACGACACCTTTTGTTGTCAACACCGGTACTACTATAAACACATATCTAAATGGTGTAAGGGTTGATAGTATTGCAACTGGCGCAATTACATTACCGATCCACGGAACTGGTACAGCCGCAACAGTATACATTCCGCAAAGACTGTTTCTACCTACTACTACCGTTACTAACTTTGTGAGTAAGATAGCCGAAGGAACAAGTTTTGCAGTTACATTGGGAATCTTTGCCCAACCAACTGTTCCTGTGCTAGGTAATTGGGTTATTGCAGGAAATACTAATAATCTATATAATGGCACCTATGTAGCAACAACCGCGTCAACAACTACAATTACGCTATCGTACTCGTCTGATCCAGGTACATTCGGTGCCGGCATTACTACGATTTCTACATCTAACAATATTGTTGTGTTTAGAAGTGAAACTGATGACGGCACACTAGTTCCAACAGACGAAGAAAGCCTAGATACTTTAATTAGTGGCGGTAGTTTTGATCAAGGGGTTGTCCTAGGTATTGGTGCGTCTGAAATTGTTGTAGACGGAGATACATATCTGTCAGCTAACGCTAGTCATGCTCCTGAAGAAATGATTCCAGGAGAGATTCAAGAATCTGTTTCTATTAGTGTGTTTAGTGTCAATCCTATGACAAGTAGTACACAATTTTTAAGTGCTCCTGTTATTAAGAATTACAAGTATCAGTTGGACGGGCAGACCCGATCATTCAATATGGGGACCATTGCTAACACTAGCTCGTTAATTGTTGTGGCAGGAAATAAACCGTTACATTTTGGCGTTGATTATACTCTTGATATCACTAATAACAATTTAGGTTTATTACAACCACTACCCGGACCCGATTACCTAAGTATTAGTTCTTTTGATGTGGGTGGTATTAATGTACTTGACAAACAGGTAGTTTTTAGCGCGGCCCGTACTATTAATGTGTTATCTACCATCGCATATGAAGACATTGGAAGTGTGTATGTAACAGTTAACGGTATTCCTGTTCCTAAATTTACAGGCTCCGGTACTCAAACTTACGGTTATACATTATCTAAAGCAGTGGGCCGAGAAGGCGAAACTAATCCACGTGGCTATCTAAATATTGTTAAACCCGGAATTATTGAAGGAATTAATAATGCCGCGCTAAACAAAACGCAGGTCTGGTATTTTGATGCACCGTATAAAGCCAACGGAGAAATTTATACTCAAGTAATTCCTAGAGCAAATGGTATTCAGTTCGACTTAGAACAACCGCCCGGAGTTGCAGGACCGTATAGTAGTCAAGTTATTGTAGAATTGAATGGCCGTAGATTGATACCACCTTCTACAATTTATTATATTGTCGGCGATAATTTATCATCGTTCCAATTGACAGGTACTGGAAAAATTTCACAGTTTAATACTGCCACATCGACTAGTACAGTAATTGCATACCCTGCAGATAACACAAATCCATATCCTCCGGGTTCTACGATTGTATGGAAAATTATTGATGCACAGGGTTATGGATTAAATCAAGACATTGCATACAATAGAGGGCAAATTGATAATGCTTCATTTGAAGTATGGTTAAATGGTGTAAAATTAGATCAGACGCCGGTAAACTATTTCTTAAATTCTGCGCAAGGTATCGTACAGTTTCCAACAGGCAGATTACAGAAAGGTGATGCACTTGCATTTGTGATATTTGACAAATATGAATATCAAATAGTGAACGACAAATTATTGTTGCAAAATTTAAGTTATAGAGGTCCAAACGATACTATCAGAATAACATCCTTTACCAATCACAATGGCGATTTTATTAGAAAAGAAAAATTCTACGGTAATTCACAGAACACCTATGTTATTCAGCGTCCTGTATTTGATACTGCGTACATTTGGGTTGAATATAATCAAGAGAGTTTGATTGCAGATATTGATTATACCGTAGGTAATGACGGAAAAACAATTACAGTTAGACCTAGTTACTATACCGGACCAGACGATACCGTTGTTATTACAAGCATGAGTCAAAATGCATATATCGGTAGTATGACATATAGAATGTTTACAGATATCCTAGGACGTACAAGTGTTAAACGAATTGGTGACAATTCGACCACTGCTCTAGTAAATCCATTGTTGATAACAGATACTACAATTTTAGTTGAAGACGGCGCCGTACTAAGTACACCTAATCCTGCTAAGAACTTACCAGGAATCATTTATGTTGCTGGCGAGCGCATTGAGTATTTCGCTAAATTTGGTAACGTACTAAGTCAGATAACTCGAGGTACGTTAGGGACAGGCGCACGGTCTGGATACTCTGCAGGTACAACAGTAATTGATCAGGGTCCGGGAGTCAATGTTCCTGTATCTGAAAAAACGATCACGCAAACATTTGTATCAACAAATACGAATACAAGTTTTGTGTTAAATCCTGCAGACACCGGTGCAGACAAAATCATCACATTTAACTCGTTGGCGAATCCGTGGGATCAAGTTGATGTATTTTACGGTGGCCGCAGACTGCTCAAACCTACTACAAATACAGTAGTCACATTTAACCCAGTTACGTATGATTCTAATCAACAGGACAGTAATGGAAACTCAAGTAACGTAGTTGTCGCACCGGAATTTACGATAACAAATAGTTTAACAACCCCAGCAGTACAGTTAAATATTGATGTTCAGCTAGGATTAGAACTAGTCGTAAGACAAAAAGTTGGTCAAAGTATGTTCAAACTTTCAGAATTTGCAGACCCTGCACATGCAAGTCGACTAGTATTAAGACCAGGACAAGAATTTATAGAATCTGTAAGAGGATTTTTATCGCAAGATACCGCTCAGTTGCCAGATGACAACTACTTTGGCGGCGATGCAGTAATTATTCTAGAAACAGATGCTGTATTACAAGATGAAGATGGAAGCCCAATTGAAGGTAATTAAAAAATGACAAAAATAACACAACTGCCCGTTGTTACCCTATTAACTGATCAATCTACGTTTTTAGTAGTTGATGGTGGTATCAGCAAGAAACTCACGTATAGTTTTCTTAAAACTAATCTAACCGGACCCACCGGCGCTACTGGTCCACAGGGTCCAGTGGGAGATATAGGCCTCCAGGGTGTTGCAGGCCCCCAAGGACCGCAAGGACCTAAGGGAGACCCCGGAGCTTCGTTTATTTTAACAACAGCTACCGGTGTACGTCTAGGAGGTGTTAAAATTGGTGCAAATATCGCCATTACACCAGACGGCACGATTAGCGCACAAAATAGTTTTGTCTTAACTACGGCAACCACAAGTACATTGGGCGGTATTGTAGTTGGGCCGGGCCTATCAATAAATTCCACAACAGGTGTATTAACAGCATCTGCGGTGCCGATAACTCCGGCAACATCTACAAATTTGGGTGGTGTTAAAGTAGGTACAAGTTTATCCGTAGTTGCTGATGGTACATTAGATGTCTTTGGATCTCCAGTAGTGGCGGCCACTTCCACAGCAGTTAGTGTAACTGCTGATTCTGTAACAGGTGCAGGCGGAGTACCGCGTTCAGGCACTTGGAAATTTACTAAAGGTTATATGCCATTGCCTGTTGGCCTACACCAAGCTAGCGATTTAATTGGAACGACCTTAACATTTACAGGACCATTTACTTATGATTCAGGTGGCGGACCTTACACAACAACAATTACTGCGGCAACGCCTGCGGCATATGGAACAGCATTTTATGGCCAACAGTATATAACATGGACTCCGGCAGTAAGTGCGTTTTATGACCCAGTAGTACAAGGACAGCCTAACAATCATCAATTTATTGTTGACCCTGTAGGAAATTCAGCCTATGCAGTTGATGGAATTAATAATCAAACTATTTGGGTGGTTAGAGGAAACACATATACCTTTACAGTTAACGCTCAAAATCATCCTTTTTGGATAAACACAGTTTCGGCACCTGGTACTGGCAATGCTTATTCGACCGGAGTTACAAATAACGGAACTGAAACAGGAGTTGTTACCTTAGTAGTATCTGCTACTGCACCTAATACTTTATATTATAATTGTCAATACCATCCTAGAATGGCAGGAGTTATCAATGTTGTAGACGCCGGAACACCTGCAAATACAACTTATCCTAGCACAGTTAACGCTTATAATACTGCTACCTCTTGGAAGTTAAATTATCAAACCAGCGTTATTAACACAGTTACAAACAAATTAAGTGTTAAAGGCCAGTTACATCACTCTGCGGGACAGGAAACTGCAAGATTACGTTCCGGAGTTGCTTATAGAGACTATGAAACATCGAGCGGTTCAATTGTTCCTGGGACAACAATATACCCGAATAATATTTGGCAAGTAAGAACTTCTAATCCTATTCCTGCAGTAGCTAACGGCGGAACTGTAGCAGGAATACCCTATGCAATGACAGTGACTGAAGTGTTTAGTCTAACCAATGCTGTAGGATTCATTGGAATAATTAATCCAGGCCAATACGGCCCAACAAGTTTTGATATAGACATTGATGCAATAGAGTATCCTACTACAACATCAACCAATGTTACTCCAGTTCGTTCTTACAGAGCCAAGCTAATTGGAACTGCGCTTGCTGGCGGAAAATATAATGTTCAACAGCAATACAGCTTCTGCTCAGATGCAAACGGAAATGCGACTAGTAATATCAACTGGGTATCGGCCGTTACAGTTACTACAACGACTTATACTGCTCATAATGTAGTTGCATCTTGGGTTCCTCAAAGCACAAATACTAATACTGTGTCAATTATGTACACACTTAACGCATTTAAACACCCGTGGACTAACACTCCATTAGGTGGACAGATCGGACAATAAAAACAACTGGATAAATATCATTATGGAAGAGATTAATCAACAAAACTTAGCTCAAAGTCAGCAAGAACCCCAAGTAGACCCAACACCAGATGAAACAAGTGGTATCTATTTGCGCGGTCATATTAAAATATTCAACCCTGAAACTGGCGAAGTGTTTATCGATAAACCAAACGCCATTCACTACGAGAACTTTAGTCTAGCACTTGCACAGGCTGTAAGTAATCAAGGACAAGGTTGGATCGCTGAAATGTGCTTTGGTAACGGTGGAACACGAGTTGATCCAACTGGAATTATCACATATCTAACACCAAATAGTGCAGGTACTGCGGCTAATTTGTACAATCAAACATATATTAAGGTAGTGGATGCAAGTAATCCTCTTGATCTAGACCCTAGTCGCAATTTTATGGATGTGCGCCACATCACAGGCACAGCTTATACAGATATTCTAGTAAGCTGTTTGTTAGACTTCGGCGAACCAACAGGGCAACAAGCATTTGATACGGCTACTCAGTTAAACAGTAATTTTGTTTTTGATGAATTAGGATTAAGAGCATATGGTCCAAACGGTACAGGAACAGGTAATTTATTAACTCACGTAATCTTCCATCCAGTACAAAAGAGCTTGAACCGTATGTTACAAATTGATTATACAGTTCGTGTACAAGCATTAACTAATATAACCGGATAACCACAATGGCGAATTACAACGTTTTTTATTCTGATCCAGGTAAAACTACACCTGTTGTAGTGGTTGACGGCACCTTAAATCAAACAGATACTAGTCTTAAACTACCGGGACAAAATTATCCAGGATATGGCCCTGCACTATCAGAAGATCTAGTGCATCTTCTTGAGAACTTCGCAAGTTCGAGCCCACCTAACAATCCTATTGAAGGTCAGCTTTGGTTTAACACTAGCGATCCGCTGAATAAAAAATTGTTGTTGAACGATGGTTCAGCACATAACGCTGTATGGAGTCCGGTAAACGGAGTACATCAATCTGCATTTGCCCCTACTAATGCTAGTATCGGTGATATATGGGTAGACACTAATCAACAACAAATGTACATCTGGAATGGTAGTGCATTTATTTTAGTTGGTCCTAATTATGCAGGATCTAGTAAAACTGGTCCTTATGCAACAACATCTACAGATTTAGCAGGCCTAAGTCATAATATCGTTATTAACTATGTTAATGGAAATGCAATTGAGATTGTGTCAGCTGATTCATTTACTCCGATACAGTCAATAGATGGCTTTTCTTCTATCAAGACTGGAGTTAACGTAACAAATAAAAACTTTGGCACAACACAAAGTCCGTTATATGCATCATTTAACGGAACAGCTAATGCGGCCAAGGGACTATTACAAAGTTCTTCAACATCTCCTGTTACAGCAGATGCATTCGCTAGGACAGACATACCAGAAACATTCCATAATCCGGTTACATTTAATACTGATCAAGGATTTTCAATAGGTACAGATCCTACATTTACGATTCAACGTCAAAATCAATATGACGCAACATTTTTAAATACCTATGGTTCAAAGAACACTTCCGGTGGCCGCTTTGTTTTTAGAGCAATTAAAAATAATATTAACAGTCCTATTGTTGTTATTGATGGAAATTCAAACAGAGTAGGTATTAATACTCAAATTCCTGCGGCAGATTTAGATGTAGCAGGTTCCTTTCATGTATCAGGAAACGCAACGGTCGAGACACTAGTAGTACAATCGAGCAGAGAAAATACATCTGCTACAGGAACTAATGCTCTTGTAGTCAACGGCGGTGCAGGCATTGGCGGCACACTGGTCGTTACTGGTGAGCACGTTTTATTTGGTCCGCTGACCATCGGTGCTGGCAAGATTTTTACTTCAACTGATAACACATCGGTACTGAATCCAACAACAAGTACTGTTCAATATAGTATTGGTGGCCCAAATGTATATTGGAATAAAGTTTATGCTGTTAACTATGTCGGTGCGAATGGCGGCCCTGCTACATTTACAGGCAATGCAACATCCGCTGGAAAACTTTCAAGAACAAGCGATTTTTTAATTCAAGGTGCGTTAGAATCATATAATGTTGCTAGCAACAATCAAGCCCCTGAATCATTTAACGGGTTATCTAACGTTACTTTTAACACCAGAGCACATCCAGATTTTGTTTACAAAGTTAAAGGTGGATCAACGTCTACTACTAAGGTATCCGATCAGTTAGTTATCTATAGACAAGCAGTAGATCAGTATGGTGCCAATGTGCCTGATACAGGTGCCAGCGGTAACGGTACTTTATTAAAGCAACAAAAATCTGATTTCTTAGCAGACTTGTACGAAGGTTTAATTACCACAGGTTGTGTTATGCCTTTCGCAGGTCCTGCATCATACTCGTACATTAATGATTATTCAAATAATCAAGGTTATCCGGCACTCTACGGAAAGAAACATCAGTGGCTAGTGTGCGATGGCACAAGTTACAAAACAACAGATTATCCTGCGTTATTTGCAATGATACAATACACATACGGCGGCAGTGGCACATCATTCAGAGTACCTGATTTACGAAATCAAGGACTAGCATCACCATCGCCGACGAATCCAAGTTCATTCATTTACATGAATTACATAATAAAGACTTAAGACTATGGCATATACAATTAACAAAACTAACGGTGATATTCTAGCAACGCTACCTGATCAAACAGTTAATCAGGTAAGTTCTAGTTTGACCTTAATAGGTAAAAATTACAATGCCTATGGTACATACTATAACGATAACTTAATTGGTTTATTAGAAAATTTCGCCAACACTACACCACCGAGAAGCCCACTAACTGGACAAATTTGGTTTAATACCAGTGCAGGTCGCTTGTATGTGTTTAACGAATCTAAACAACCCCGTCCTGTTGGCGGTCCTATTATTAGTAATCTACAACCAGTCGGTCCGGTTGCAGGCGATTTGTGGATTGATACAATTAACGGCCAGTTGAAATATTATGATGGTATATCTGGCAATTTTGCCAATGCAGGTAAAAATTATTCAGACGCTACTGGCAAGGCTGGGTTTGTTATTGAAACATTACAAGACAACTCACTCGGATCTCATACAGTAGCAAATTTATATAACAACGGAGTATTGCTAGCGATTTTAAGTGATACTGCATTTACACTGGCTAACACACTTGGTGGACTAACTTCAGTAGTACAAGGTCTCAATCTTGTAACTACCTCTGTAGTTAAAGGTACTGCAACCAACGCCGGCGGCGTTGCCGGAGTTGATTCTGCAAAGATTACCGCGTTTTTTAACACAGCAACCGCAGTTGTTACAGGGACACTTGTTGCAGTTGGCGCAATTGATGCAGTTAACGGCGGCATACAGTTATATAACGATAACTTTACTGGTAACACAATTTCAAGTAGTACATTAGAGCAAGATATGACACTTCAAGTGTCAAGTGCGAATCTAGGTGGTAGTGCATCTGCTATTAGAATCAAACCTGCAACTAAACAAATTGGAATCTGGACAGATACTCCGGGAAAAGATGCTAGTAATAACTATTATGCTTTAGATATTGTAGGTAACACTCGTATCCGAGGCAATGTAGATATCATTAATAATGCAACAAACGTAGAAATTAAAAATTTACGAATTGAAAATAAACTAATAGAACTTGCATATCCTGCTTTACCTGATGTTAACTTAGATGGTGCAGGTATCGTATTGCATGGATCAACAGATCACACGATTCTGTATAGACCAAATAATCCAGGATGGGAATTTAATGCTAATATAAACATTACAAGCCCTAACAGTTTATATATCAATGGTACACAAGTGTTTACCGCCGGAGGCACTGGGCTGGTTTTAAGTAACATAGTAGGTGCTCCTGATATAACAACTATCGGAACATTGACAAACATTCAAGTTGGCAATATTACTATTACAACTTCAACGATTAATACTGTGAACAACGGTGATCTAGTTCTAATGAACAATAATCCTGTATTGGGCAATATTAATATCAGTGGTAAAAAGATCATCAATGCCAAGGCAACATTAATTACAGACAGCACAGGTACCCTTGCAACGAAAGGTTATGTTGATAGTGTTCAACAGATTGCGGCAAGTAAAAGATATGTGTTTACTGTTGACGTTACTGGTAAGGCAAATATAGATTCTTTTGTTATTAACAATTTCTTGAATGTTATGCTACCTCCAGTAGACCCAGTTAATGCACTTTATAATATTCCAGACCAAGCTGAAGCTCGTGTTAATACATTGAATTATATCCTTCCTAGTTTGTTAACCAATGTTACATTTGCAGGTCAATATGTATCAGTTGACAAAGGCGGAATACAGAACAGTCAGTCAGTATTATACGGTACCCCTGGTATCACAGTAGCAACTCAACCTGGTCAACAACCAGTGTGCGTTCAACACATTTATAGATACTACGTTTCGGGTGCAGTTTGGATACCAGATCCGGGTAATCCAATCGCTTAAGGAATAAACAATGTCATCATATCTAATAAGACTAACAAATAACTCGTTACTAACATCTGTTCCAGACGGTCAGATAGATAATTCTACATCTTTAAGTCTTATCGGCAAAAATGTTTCTGGATTCGGACAGTATCAAAACGATAACTTTGTTTGGTTGTTAGAAAACTTCTCAAATAACGGAAGTCCAATAAGTCCACTACAAGGACAAATTTGGTTTAATAATGCCACTAGCGTACTTAAACCTATGGTCTACGATAATACCAATTGGAGACCGTTAGGGGTAACATTATATAGCACAACATCTACTGATTATACAATAAATCAAAACATAAACGGATCTCCGGTCGCGGCTAGTCAACCAGGTGATTTTTGGTTCAAGAGCAATGACCGTCAACTATATATTAACACAACCGCGACCGGCTATCAATTAATTGGTCCAGAGCGTGTTCCGGGATTCTTAGAAACTAAAATGCGTTCTACTGCGGTGGCCGACAGCACAGGAACTAATCATCCTGTAGTTGAGTTGATCATCAACGGCGAGAACATGGCAATCTTTTCGCAAAAAACATTTGCATCTACTTCTTCTTTAGTAGCTACAGGATTTCCAACGATCTATCGAGGTGTTACATTTAAAAATTATAATGTAGCAAATCGTCATGTAACTACATCAACAGATGTTGCCCTATATGGCATTCCTAATTTACTAGATGAAACATATCCACGTCGTGATCAAGATGAAACAATCGCAAGTGCTTGGAGTTTCCAGAACGGTATATCGGTTGGAAATACTCCGTCAACATTTAATAATGACGAAACTGATAATTTAAATATTGTAGCAGGCGGTGCAGGCCTAGGTTTATTTGTAAATGCAGGTGCTAATAAAGTAGCTCAAGTCCTACAAGAAGGTATTATTCCTGCTAATAACAATCGTCAACAACTAGGGAACGTAAGTAACATATGGAAAACTGCCTATGCATTAGGAATTAGTGCAGGCGGCGCAACATCAAATGGTACGATCGACGGAGCCTGGCAATTAACCAACAACAGCGTAATTTCTCCATTCGCCGACTTAGGTAATAATTTAGGTACATCAGTACTGCGCTGGAATAATGTCTATGCTGGTTCTATTAATTCAGGATTGCAAACAGGAGTTATCGGCGGCAACTGGAAATTAGATGCCAATAGTGTAATATTACCAAACGCAGATTATGCTAATAATTTGGGTAGTGCAACACAACGATTTGATACAATTAATGCTAGAACATTTAGTGCTGGAGTTAATAATCCCGGTAACTTGATCGGTTCTTGGTTAGTCAGGGGAGATCTACTTCCTAGTGATGATGTAACCTATAACTTAGGTGCACCGGGATCGTCTTGGGCGGCGGCACACATTGCAGATATAGCTAATACTACATTAAGTACAGACGGCCTTACAGCTAAACTAGTATCAATAACCGACCGTGTTAATAATACAATTACTCAGTTTGATAATGATACTGGATTAACAGGTAACTTGGCAGGTCGTGTTCCTACACAGTATGCAGTTAAAACCTATGTCGACAATCGATATAACGACCTACAGAGTCAAATTAATGCACTACGTGACCAATTAAATTCTGCACTTAATGGATTTACTGCGGTACCTGCAGGTACAATTATGCACCATGCAGGATCAAATGCACCGTCTGGCTACTTGGTATGCGATGGCGCAAGTTTAATCACTACATCATATCCGGAATTATTCTCTGCTATTGGTTATACATACGGAGGAGCTGGAGTTAACTTCAATATTCCAAACTTACTGGGCGAATTTATTCGTGGTGTTGATAACGGCCGCGGTGTTGATATAGGACGTAATCTAGGATCATTACAAAGTGGTGATATCGGCGCACATAAACATTATTTCGATGACGTTTGGTTGATACAGTCAGACGCAACTAACCCTATTACAGGCAGTAGAAATCTAGATGGTAGTTATGGATATCCTGCCCGCAACGTCGACGGACAAGCAGAACCAGAAGCAGGTTACGGCGTGTATGTTCAGCCAATAAATGACACAAGTTATAATGATGGCGGCACGAACGATAACACTATTTGGACTATTAGAAATAAAACAGAATCTGCAGGCACAGCACCTGAAGTTAGACCACGCAACGTTGCATTGTTGCCGATAATTAAATTTAGAAACGGAAGTTAACATGCCATATATATTAAACAAAACAAATGGACAACAAATTTCTGTCGTTCAGGACGGTAGTATCAATTCTACTACTGCTGACTTAACATTTGTTGGAAAAAATTATTCAGGCTACGGGCAGGTAGTTAATGAAAACTTCCTCCAGCTACTAGAAAATTTTGCAAGCCCGACAGGTCCATCAAAACCTGTGATAGGTGAATTATGGTATGATACTGCAAATAAGAAATTAAATGTAAACACAAACGGAACAACATCTGGGTGGAAAAAACTAGCGTTAATTAATCCAGTAGAATCTTATTTTCCAATTGATCAAACTATTGGCGATTTCTACTGGGATCGTTCTTTACAAAAACTTTATGTATATAATGGTACACAACATATATTAATCGGGCCTGTTGGCACCGGCAGTACACAAGCAAGCGGCGCTATCGTCGGTACAATTACTTCTGATTCTGCTGTTAAGAATCCTGTATTGTTACAACAAGTCGCAGGAGATGTTCCTGCGTTAGTATCCGGCTTCAGTTTTGTAACAAACAGTCAAGATGGCCTTTATTCAAAATATCCAGCAGTAGGTGCTGGTATCACAGTTCGAGGCACTAATCGTATTGGTATATCGGGCGATTATTTGTTCTGGGGCACTTCAAGTAGCTCGCAAGGACTTGTAAGAAAAACAGAAAATTATAGTACAATACACACAGGTGATGACTACTTATTAAAATCAGAACTTGCAGGTATTGGCGGTGCAATCAATATTCAAGTAGATGAAGGTTTATATGTTGGTGTAAACAGAATTATTAAACTACATGTTACTGGTAATACTGTTGGTAATTTATCAAACATTCAATCTACTAGATTTAATTTTAACGTTACTAAAAATAGCACGTTGACAGAAATATTCCATGTGGACGGTGGCGGCACGACTAACGCTATTCTTCCAAATTCATCAGCTTCAACAAATATCGGTTCAACTGGTGCCGGAAATTCATTCAATAAAACGTACTCAACTAATTTAATTTCTGCTACATTAACGGCCCCGGGAGCCACAGAACCTGTCACCCAACCGGCAAGTGGATATGGTGTTATTACAGGTAATTGGACAGTCAACGGACAATTTAGTGTTGCGTCGGGCGCATCTATTGCGGCTACTACCTCAGGACTGGCAACAAATGCAGTTAACCTACAGAACGCAACAGCAGACGGATATATTCATGCAAAAACAGATGCATCAGTTAATTCTATTCTGCAATTAGACGGTGACGGCTATGCAAATGTACGCGGTATATCTGGGTCCAGCAGTCCTAAAATTAAAGGTACATGGACTCTAGATTCTGCGGCATCGTTACAGGCAAGTAGTTTAAAAAATGCGGCAGGTGATGCATATATTGGGCCTACGGTATCTGGTGCCACTGATACAATAAAAAATACTATTGTTCAACGAGATGGCGCAGGCGGCATAACCGGAGTTGCAATATATGGCGCAACTTTACAGTCTCCAAATTTACGAGCCGGCGCCGGAGCTTCTGATAACGGAACTGTATACGGAAACTGGATATTAGGCACAAGTGCAAGTATGCAAGCATCTAGTCTAGCAGGAACTGGCGGATATTTTGCGGCCTCTACAGATGGAGCACAGGCAAACACTATCGTACAGCGAGACGCAAGTAAAAATGTTTATGTAAACGATTTACATTGTGCAGGGGATGCGTATGCTGGTACATTCCACGGAGTTGCAACCTCAGCATACTACGCTGACTTAGCAGAAAAATATACGTCAGACTCTGAATACGAAGCAGGCACAGTCTTAGTAATCGGTGGCGAAAAAGAAACTACAATTTGCGTTGATCGTGCTGTACTAAATTGGGCGGGAGTTGTTTCAACTAACCCAGCTCATTTAATGAATGACGGATTAGAAGGTGTTGCGATTGCACTGAGCGGTCGCTTACCATGTAAGGTAGTTGGACCTATCAAACGAGGTGATCTACTAGTTACTAGTTCAACACCCGGCCACGCAGAAACATACAGAGATGGAGATAGTACACTAGCAGTAATCGGGAAAGCATTAGAAAATGCCCCACCCGGACCCGGAGTGATAGAGATTAAGGTCTAAAAAAAAGCCCCTTAATTGGGGCTTTTTTTATGCTTCAGTTTTTGCTTTCTTTTTTGGGGGATCTATTGCATCTGCTTGTTTACGCAATGTCTGTGCTTGTTTGAATAAAGCATCAGCACGTGAGCGCAATTCTGCAGGAGTAAGGTCTAAGCCACCAGTAGTATCTGCGGTACTTCCTGCTTTGCTAGTTGCTGTCTTTTTAGTAGCAACTGTCTTAGCTTCAGTTCCGTCTGTTACTGCCAGGTCTTCTAAAGCAATTCCTTTTTGTTCAGCGATCAAAAGATTTAGTTCATCTAATTGAATGTGATCGCCATTCAATTTTGGAGTAACTACAACGTTTGAAGTAGGAACCTTCTTTAAATGACCGTTGGTATGTAAGAATGCTAACATATTACTACCATCGGCAAATTTGCGAACAGCTAATATATCAGCTAGCTCATTTGCTTGTTGTCCGCTTTCGCTTTCAACAACAGTCATTAAACCGTCATGATGCATATCGGACAGTCCTTGTGTACCAACTACTAAAGCATTGGAAGGATCTCCAGGCAATGTGCGATATACAACGGCAATTCTTGCGCCGTTGTTTTTCATTTTACCAACGTGTTTCATATAGGGCTCCTTAAGCGTCTGCTTTTACGCCGTCTGGTGTGCCTTCAGAAGGTGGTAATTGTTGAGGATAAACTGCCTCTAAGAATGAGTTTAGTTTGTTGAAAACTGCGCCAACGGCACTCATTTCTGCGGCACGGAATGCGCCACGTTGTGAAGCTACGTCAATAACTGAACGTAGATTTGTAAGATCAGCAATAGTTAATTCTGGGTTAGCGGCTGGTGCTTGTTCACCTGCTGGTGCTTGTTGTGCTTGATCTTGAGCTTGTGTATCTGCCATTTTAATATCTCCTATGTAAATGTGGACACGCTAATGTAAGCATAGTTATCTCTCTAGAATCCTCAATACCTATTTCTTGGTTTTCTACAAGTTTGTTATTAGAGTCTAATTTAAGACTCTTTTTAATAGCAAACCTGCTGTCTAGGTTATACATAACCCAGCTTTCCAATGCAGTAGTATCGACCCCATTAATAGACAATTTGGTAAAATTGTCTGGTATATGATCTAACTTTCTTACACCTAACGCATTAAGCGCATTAACTTGATTTCTAGCTAGTGCCATAATGTACCTATTTTATTTATAGTAGGCCACATTACCGAAGGGTGGGATTATGGAATCGTTTCCGTGGATGATAAACAGGGTATCACAGTAATCTTCGTCACCCCAGCTACCGCACGGATATCCGTCTGTAAACATGATAAATTTCTTAGGAATAAGATCTTCAGTTTTCATGAATTCCCAGTTAGCATCAAAATCAGTACCACCACCGCCTTCACATTTATAATCGTGAATATCGTCCGCAGTATCACCGGTAAAAGACTGGTAGTTATAAATGCTAGTGTCAAAACACCAAATATCTAATTTAAAGTCTTTGTATTCTTCCATGATACCTTTAACTTCGCTGATAAAGTCATTGGCCATTTCGTCACTAATACTACCACTCATGTCAATAGCACATGACACGTCGATAGTTTCTTCGTTCATTAATCCGGGCAATACTGCACCGCACATTTGACTTTTACGATTCGGGCGACTAAAACTAAAATTGTTTTTAATAATGCTTTGAATTTGCATACGCAACAACTGACGCCAGTCCATCTTTGGCTCTGTAAGATCTTTAATCATACGAGCAATACCTGCAGGAACACGACCGGCACCCGCGGCTTGTGCGGCACTGATCATTGCTTCTTTAATTTCGTCACGGATTTTTTTCTTATCTTCTTCAGACAACTTTGGACGACCACTGCCCTTGCCATCTTTACCTTCTTTGTCTCCGTCGCCTTCGCCGTCTTGTTCGTCATCGCCGTCCAAGTGATCGTCAAGCAATTCGCCAAGTTGGCTCAAATCAATCTTAATTGCTTTTTCTTCTAAGTCTGCGTAAATCTTTTCGTAACTCCAACCACGATATTTGTCGTCTTGGAAAATTTTGATCATGTGTGGCACATCACCAATGCGTTCATCTTTAAGAATTTGATTAGCGGCATAGTCTGCCGCAATATTTGACAACTGGGGATCACGCTCATTACGACGGCCCATATGGTCGAACACGTTATGTAGAACTTCGTGCGCAAAACCAAATTCGGATTCACGTGGAGTAAGTTGATCTACAAAGCCTACATTGTAATAAAAATTACGACCATCTGTAGCAAGAGTTGAACACCAGTTACTTGCATCAATTAATTTCATGCGAGTAGCTAGGTTACCAAAAAACGGATGTTTAAGCAAAAGACCAACACGGGCAGTAGTTAATTTTTCAATTACTTTATTCTTTTCCGCATCAGTATAGACACGAGTTTTGTCTACTTTTTTAGTTTTTTCTTGCTTCATCACTGCCATAATTTAACTCCGTTGTTTGACTGTATGTATATATTATATATTCTTTTTACCAACTTGTCAATAGTTTTCTTTGACAAAATAGAACTCAGGCTTAGGATACTTTTCCAAAAGTTCTTTTTCTTTAATGAACTCATTCATTTTGGGTGCCGTAAAAAACATCTGATGAAATACGGGTTTGTGTGTTGTTGTTTCTACAATACTAAGGTACCAAGATTTTACAGCCATTTTATTTTTCCTTTATTTTAAATGAAAAAAGCCCCGTAGGGCTTTTTTTAGTTCTCCATTGCAACCATTACGTATTTGCCGTAGTTAGTATGGAACCGATCAAAGTTCTTCAACTTACTTGCGTCAAACGGTAGTTGGTAGTTTGTGAGCGCAACTTTGGAACCCATTACAACTAATTCGGTTGGGAAATTATCCATCATAAATCCGAAGAAGTTATCTGCCATTTCATTCCAGTTCTTAGCTTTCTTTTCCCAAGAACTTTGGAGTTCGTAGCACATACTAATAGTCAAAGAGTACATCGCTGAGATCTCTTTGACATCCATCTTTTTAATCTTACCATCAAGGATGTCTGAAGGGTTAGGCATCTGTTTGGCAATCTTGCGGTGCGCCATAAACTTAACAGCAAGACCTTCACCAATTGCACCAGCAACCAAGTCAGTCAACGTGTTTTCTGGCAAATCGTCATCACCTAACAAGTCGCTTACGAATGACCAGCTACGTGGAGTAGCAAATGAGCGTGAGCTAGATTTTGGATCATAGTCATACAAGTCTTGTTTAGCAAAGCCGATGTAACCAACAACTTGCTCGTGCTGTTTGTTTTTAACAGCCCATTCTTGCCAGTCGTCGAAGCTAGGCTTCAATTCCAAGTGCAGGAAACGATTAGCCAACGGAGCAGGCATACGATAAGTTACACCCTTATCACCTTCGCGGTTACCAGCGGCAACAATACTAACGCCTTTTGGCAAATGATATGTACCAACACGGCGGTTCAAAATAAGTTGATAGGCCGCGGCCTGTGTAGCAGGAGCCGCAGAATTAAGTTCGTCTAAGAACAGAACAGCAGTAGATTCTGGATCACTTGGCAACTCAATCGGAGGAGCCCAAGTCATTGTGTTTGACTGTACGTTGTAATAAGGAATACCTTTAATATCAGTAGGTTCCCAAAGACTCAAACGTACATCGATAACTTCACGATCTTGCTCTGCCGCAATCTGGTGAATAATATCTGACTTGCCAATGCCCGGAGGGCCCCACATGAATACTGGGCGACCAACTTTAAAGCACTTGCGAATTGCCGCTTTTGCTTCGTTAGGCGATTGTGTACGGTTGGTACTAACTTCTGCTTTTGCCATTTCTGTTCCTCGGTTTAAAAAAGTTAAATAGAAAACTTGTAACGCTCACTATGTATATAGTATAACGTCAGTAGACACAAAAGTCAACAACTGGTTTGTTCAAAATATGTTGTTTATTTACAACGGCTTTTTACTTTCAGCTTTACTCCAGCCATATTTGTGGAGATCTCCTGAAAAGAGGATTAGTTGAAACGCTGTTTTTTCTTTGTAGCAGTGGAGTGTTTTTTTGTTTTCCCAATACCACGGCCCGTCTAGGAAACGATCCATCCATATTAGTACTTGATTGGTGATTACGGTATCTGAAGCGAGATCAATCGGATAACATTTGATATCTATTGACTGTAGTACCTTATGTCCGTACTCAGTTATCCCCCAACCACCCTCTTCTTTATCTCTGGGATTGGACCAAAAAGCATTTTTAAATCTTGCTAGGGTGTTTGGCTTGACATGAATTTGAGAATATATTTTCTCTGTGAAATCATGTTTTAGTGTCATTGATTAATCTGTTCACCGGTGGTTAGTTTGAATACAGCAAAGTCTGTACAGTTAAACAATTTGTTTAATTTCTCTGCCAAATTGAAGGCATGCCCACTGTTTGAAAAACTAACTTTTTTATATTTTGGACCTAGTTGATGTGCGATCAAACTAGTGGTTTTTAAGTTAACCGGTTGCGACTTATAAAAGACTGCCCAGATGGCTTCGGCTTCCAAAACCTGTTCTGTTTTGTAATTTTTTTTGTTTGTGATTTCTAGTAAAACTTTTGGCTTAGGTCTAGACATAATAAGTGCATCTCCAAATATACGCACTTATTTATTATAGTTGTACTTAAAACGTCCCGCCGTTCATTTCAACTTGAATGACTTCTTCTGTTGGGGATTGTTTAATTTGACTTACAATAGCATCTAATTCACCTGCTAAACGTGTCATTACAACAGTAAGGCTAGCGGCAAGTTGTTCGGCTTCATCTAGTGGCATATTCACTGCCTTTTGATTCGATTTTGATGCTATTCTGACCTTATTCAGGTAGTTTTCGATAGGAAAAGTGTTTAAAGGTTGCATGGTTACTTGTTCATAGCCGTTAGCACAGTTTTCATTTCGATCTCTGTTTTAAACGGTCCTCTGTTATCATAGCGTTCTAATGTAATAAGTTTCGGGCAAAAGCTCTTGACCCATCCTTTACGGAACTTGATTACATAATAACCTGCACAATATTGGCTCTTAGATTTATCGCTCTTTGAGTAAATTGGCAGTTTTTGTCTAACATCATACACTGGACTAAACGGTTTACTAGAACACGGAAAGTCGTAAATTGAGTGGGTAGTTGTTTCGGCACTTGCCTTTTTAGTGCGTTCTTTTTTGAGTTGGTCTTCGTTAATTGTAATACCGAACAGCGTTTGAAAAACAGCCAAGTCTGCAATGTCAACTTTCTGACCTTTGCGCATAAAGGAGTAACCTTTTTTCTCCTTGCTCAAGGTGCCTAGTTTTTCGCCTTCTGCTTCTACGATCCAATACTTTCCATCGATTACTGGTTTAGCTTGTGCTTCTGTCATATTATCCTTGTAATTACAATAAATGTGTGTTTGGGCAAGTGTCTTTATACTTGCACGTATCTCGAACTAAATGGGTCTGCATAGCTTTCTATCTGCTCCGTGACTTTAACCAAGTCATAGGTACTAGCAAATTTAATTAGTCGAATTCCAACCTGGGGAATATTTTTCTGTTTACCAATTTCAGCCGCAATAGCTTCTGCAATGATAGCCTTAATTTCGTCAGGTTGTGCAGTAAGATCGCATAGCTTTACGTTACGCTGATAGTCATCTAGTACACGATGTTCTTTACCTTCGTGGTCGACCCACTTCTGTAACATGAGATTGTTCCAATTATAGCCTTTGGAATTACGATCTGCAAATGCTTCTCTTAGGCCGACTTTGTTCTTAGTACCTTTTTCTCTAACGCCGGGGTAAGCAGAAAAGATGTTGTCTGACGTGTCTCCTCGCATACACTTTTCGAATAAGAGCCATTCGGGGTCTGGAGCAGTCTTGGCAATTCCTGTTTTCTTGTCTTTAACATGTTTTCCCTTTTCATCAAAATATCCTTCATGAGTAATAGTAACACTTGAAACACCGTTATATTGCTTTACGTTTGGAGCAATTAGTTGTGCAAAATCACCATCTGTCGAGATGATAACATGATTGTCATTTGGATGTGCTTGAATGAAGCCTGCGATTAAATCGTCTGCTTCGAGCTGTGGATGTTGTAAGACTGTGCAATTAGTCTTGTCTTGAATAAAGGTTTTAAAGTCATCAAACGTTTCCCAAAAGATTTTATCTTCTTCTGCGTCACGCGGACTCAATGCGTCTCGGGCAACTTGCCGATTACGCTTATAAGGTTCATAATGGTCTTTGCGCCAGCTTCGACCTTCGAGGCAGAATATAACATGAGTTCCATCAAAGTCTTTCCATGCTTTGCGAACAGAGTTTAAAATGACATGTAAACTCATGCCAACTTTCTCACTAATATCGCCACGTACTACGTGTCTTGCACGGAAGAATGTGTTTGCTGTATCTACCAAAATATATGTCATTAACTAATTTCCGATCTTCCGTTACCTAAAGGGTTTACATTAATATAGCCAGCACCACGACGATCCATAGCAACTTGCTCTTCCATTGCGACATCTCGGCACAAATCTTTGAACCAAGCGTCGACGATTACTTCTTCGCTGTCACCTCGATATCCTGCTTCTCTTAATTGTACTATAAAGTAGTCGTTCCAGTCAAGCTCAAAAAAGCCATTTCTAATGTTTTCTTTATTAACATGGGTAGTTAAAACGGCTATATAAGGTTCTTGCCTAGCAGTAGCGGCTTCCTTTGGATCAAGGGTTTCTGGCTTAATTACGTATTTCTTTGCTTGTTTTCTGCCCTTTATTCGAGCAAAAAATTGTTTTATGTTTTCTATCATCTCATTTCCTTGTGTTGTACACATGTATAATTAGTGGTTAAGACCCAACGCTCCATGTCACTTTGGCTCGGCTGTGTCCTATGATGTAACCACCCGAAGAAGAACAATACGTCTCCGGTGACTACAGGTATTTCGTGATATTCTTGAACATCGTGGTACTTTGACTTTTTATGTATACTGTGCATTTCGAACAGCGGATCTCTAAATTCAATGTATCCACCGCCTTCTGGCATTTGTAAATAAGCCGCAATACTTAATACACTCATTCCGTGGCTGTGTGACTTCGTTAGTCCACCTTTGCCATGAACATTTACCCATGTATTCGAAATCCAATAAGGTATTGTTTCCGATAGATGCATTGTTTCTAATAATAACTCACCTGCTTTTTTATGTTGCCAATCGAAAAAATCTCTAAGCTCAGGATGGGCAAGCGGCGGCCGAGTTTGATTAGTAACAGAACTACGAGCGTCACCTTCCTCTAGCCAAATTGCTCCATCGTCTTTCGCTCCTGCAAGAGCCTGCTTTGCGGCCAATAGTTGTTCTGGTCCAAAGCTGTCGTAATGCTCTTTAAAGATTACAGGAGTCCAAGGATTGACAACTTCAAATGCCATTAAGTTCCCCATTCATTTTTAAATAACGGCACCTGTAGTCTGTCACTATAGCGCAGGCCTGCGTTCATTGCCATAATGGCTACTGCTCTATTATTCAGTGCGTAGACACTTTCAACTCCACCCACTGGCATTAGATACACATGACCTCGAAATCCTGCCGCACGATACTCTTCAATAGCACGTTGAGCATCAGCAAAGTCTTGTTCAGTAGCAATGACAAATTTCAAATATGCTGTGCCAAAGTCTTCGTATTCTACAACACGTTCTGGCATAATAGCATCTTCCCATTTTTCTCCGCTACATGGAAGTTTAGCACTTACACTAAATGTAACTTCTCTAGCAAAATCCATATTAGGCATTTGCCATTTTACTAGGTATTCTTTAAACGCACTTGTTAAACGCATTGAGCCGTTTGTCTCAAATGTAATTTCTTTTAGTCCTGCCATTTTAGGATGATCTAGCAAGTCTGGATAAGCCTTTTGCCAGCCCAGTAACGGCTCGCCACCTGTAATAACCAAATGTGCATCGCCCCATTCGTTATTAGGAAGCATTTCCATAATTCGTTCTACAATGCCATCAGTTTCAACCAACGGGCTAAGATGTTTAAAACGGGCATCCCAACTGGCATAACTGTCACAACCAGTTGACACTAGCGGGAGCTCATTATAATCTTTAAACTCTACAATACGTTCTGCGATAGCCTCACGTTCATTTGATAATTCACCACGTGGCATACCAAACCCTTGACAGGTAAAGTTACAGCCGAATGTGCGCAAGAAAACAGAAGGGACGCCCATGTAACGTCCTTCGCCTTGTATGCTATAAAATAATTCTGCTAATTTAATCTTGCTCATCTTCATCTCTTTCTAAAAACTGTGTTATCTGATCTTCTGCATCTTGTAAGAATTCTGCGTATACGGTAAATGTAGCAATGCCATCTTTAGCACTAATGTCAAAAGGGTTAGTACCACGGGGTAACCAGTTTGGACCCACCTCACGTTTGATTTCAAACATTTGTAATCGTTTAACACGATTCATTGTTTCGTCAAATATATCTTTTGCAGTTTTCATACTCTCCCCTGTAGTGCATCTACAAGCACTCGTCTTTCTTTATTATACACTTGTTTGCGTAAGAAGTCAAGGAATTCTTCGTGTTCCATCTTCTCTGCTTTATTTAGAATATTTTGACAGGCCCGCAAATAATATCTGCGTCTAGCGGCTTTGGTAACACCTTTCATATCTTCTACGGCAAATTGGAAAGTACGTGTCAATGCTTCCGCGGCTTCGCTAGGTTTACCATGCCATTCTACATCACCGTCTTGGGTAATAACCAATACAGGTTTACTATCTTGATTGTTAAATTGGATAGAGTTATGATTTGGATTGGTTTTGTTAATATGCAACCCGGCCCCTGCAAAAGAAAGACCCGATTGGTAACCTATTGCAGTATTATATTGACCTGTATTAAATTGTAAGGCGCTGTACCCAAGTGCATAATTAGAAGTTGCAATGGGTTTGTAGCTAAATGCAACAGGTTTAATCTGCTCTATAGTCCGGCGAGCGATAGTTGCCCTTGCCTGGGATTGTGTTGCGGACGCCACCGATTGGATCTTCAACATCGCCCTTCCGACGGGGGATAAGATGAATGTGAGGCCACTTGACAGTTTGTCCAGCACATTTGCCCCAATTAAGTCCAATATTGAAACCGTCGCATTCTCCGGCTTCCACCAATTTTTGACCTTCTCTAAGTGCATCTTCAAACGCATCTTTAAGTACTCCTATCGTATTATACTGTGGTACAAATAACATATGACCCTGCGTTACAGGGTAGCCATCTTTGTATACTGCTACGTGAAAATCTCCTCGAACACGGTGTTCCCAAGGTACTTCGACTTCTTCTATGTGGTCTGGACCATCAAATATTTTTTCCATTTATTTCCTCTAATTTTGGCGCATAATTTCCTAAATGCTGAACTGTAATAGCACTAGCATTGATAGCAAAAGTAATTGCATTATGCATGTTTTGAGTATTTAGGTATTCGTATGTTAGTGCAGATAAGAATGTGTCACCGGCACCGCATACATCTGCTACTTCTACAGTTCTTGCCCCGAACGCAAACTCATCATATACAACTCCTAGTTCTCCATAAGTGACGATTAACCCAGACGGAACCCCTGTTGGGAAACTAGTAGCACGGCTGTGTTCGAGTTCATTAATCTTAATAAAACAACCTTCTAATCTTGCTAGGTCTGTTTTCTTTGTATCGACAAAAATGGGACCAGAGAAGTTACAACGTAGCTCTTTGATAAGTTCGTAGCTAACAGTACCTTTATTGTAGTCGCTAATAACAATCGCATCGTATTCTAATAAAGGTATTTCTATAGTAATAGGTGCTGACTTTATATCTTTGTCAATTCGAACTATCTGTTGTTTACTACGAGTGTCGATAAGTCTAGTCTTGGTAGAACTTTCCCCGTGTAAAAATTTTACATCGCATCCTAGTGCTTCTAGGTTCTTACGCACATTACCGGCCATACCGTCTTTGACAATGTCGTACTTTGGTACAAACACCGGGACTGGTGCTTCAGGACTAATACGGTCTACGCTACCGTATTTGTAGACATCGGTACAATCATCCCCGACTAATAATATCTTGAATGATTTTTGTTGTTGAGTATTCATCGATTCTGTCATACCAAAAGATCTCTTTTACATATTGTTCTGCTACTATGCTCTTACCTTTCCAGTCACTACCTTTAACCATAATGTCTGGTTTATAAAGTTCAAACAATTTAATTAGTTCTTCTGTGCTGTTAAAAAATTCTACAATATCAACAGACTTAAGATTCTGTAGCATAACTTTTCGGAAGACCTGATCATTGATAGGACGATTGGAACCTTTTAATTCTTTAACACGACGATCTGTATCAATGCATACAATAAGATAGTTGCCTAAACTACGGGCTGTGTTTAACATTGCTACATGCCCCGGGTGCAGGATATCAAAAGTACCATTAACTATTACAGTGGTCATTTTTGACTGTCACCTTTGCCTACACGATAATTGTCTTCTACAGAGTCTGGAGTAGATACTTCAATAA